CTGCCTTCAAGCTCTACACCGACCGCGTATTCAGCGGCGGCACCCTGAGCGAAAGCCTGAGCCGCTCAATCGCCTTCGATGCAGTGCTGACCTCGGCCAGCCTGAACATCAACCCCGACGACGCCCAATCGGTGACCGTCAACTTCCGCCCCGCTGGCACCCCGACCTTCGACTTCAGCACCTCTGCCTGATAGTCTGCTGTCGCAGCCAGTTCAGCAACCCCCGGCCTCCCAGCCGGGGTTTTTCATTTCTACTCCGCTACACTAATCCCATACCCCAAGCACTGGTATGCCCGTTCCTGTACGCGCAATCGACCGTCTCCGTAAGGCCGCCAACCTGGAGCCAGTCAAAAAAGTAGTAGACCTGTCCGACGGCAGCACATTTGAAATGTGGGTGGCACCGCTGACGATGGCTGAGCGCGAACGCGCCCAAAAACAAGCCAAGTCGGACGACGCCAACGCTTTCGCACTCCAACTGCTGATCGCCAAGGCCCTCGACGAATCCGGCGCCAAACTTTTCAGCGTCGGCGAAGTGGACGTCCTGAAAAACGAAGTCAAGGACAAAGACCTGCAAGCTCTGATGCTGGCGATCCTGACCGACGACGCCGAGCCCATCGACCCAAAATCCTGAGCGCCGAACTCCGCAAGGACAACTGGCTCATGCTCCAATTCGGCGTAGCCAAGGAACTGGGCCTAACCCTTACCGAAGTTCGGACCTCAATGACCGCCGAGGAGTTACTCGGCTGGAGCGCCTACTTCCAAATCCTGAACGAAGACCAGCAAAAGGAGATGGACAAGGCCAAACGCCGCCGCTAACCCGGCGGCTTTTTTACACCGTAAACTGAAGTACCAGAGTGTGACGTTGCGCCGTGGCTTACAGAGCCGATATTGAAATTGCGGTACGCGGCGCCCAAGAACTCAAGCGGCTCCAAAACGAAGTATCCGCAACATCAAAACTTGTCGATACATTAAACAATTATTTAGAAAATATCGGCAGCGGTGGGATTGTTCGCAGCATCAATAATCTACGCGACATTGTTAGTCAAGCAGCAACTGCTTTTAATAATGCTGCTCTAAATACAGAAGAAGCAACTATTGCCGCGACTAAGTATGTACGTGCTACTGAAGAACTAAATTCCGGTTTACGTGAACGTGCATTACTACTTAAACAGATTACTGAACAGGAGCGTAAAGCAAAATTAGCAGCATCGGGTATACGCGAAACAACCCAATACCGAGGACCTATCGGCCCTGGACCGGCGTCCGCTGTTGGTACATTAGCCGGACAAAAATCTCCGGTAGCAGAGCGAGTTCAAAGAATCATCCAGAGTAAACAAGATGAGGCTGCCCTTCAAGCAGCGCTACTGCGCCTAGAAGAAAAAAGTGCTGCGGTGCTTAATGAAAAAGTTCAAAGCCAGCAAAATCTTGTTCGAGGTACCCAAGAAGTATATGAATTACTGGCTCGGCAACAGCAACGAGCCAGTTTTCTTGCCGGGAAATCAGGCACGTTAATGCAAGGACCGCTAGCTGGAGCAGGGGCAATGGGTTTCCCCGTTGCCTTACCTATGACGGCAGCGGAACAAGAGGGCCTTCGTACAGCAGCACAGAAACAGCAAATTTTGCAGCGAATGGCTGCTACAAGGCAGCAACTGATAGGTTTGGCGGCCAACTTACAGCGACTTGATCAAAACTCTGCTGTCGCTATTGCAGACGCTAAACGAGCGCAAGAAAGTCTCAATCTTGCACGAGAACGTGAACTACAGATTGCAAAGGAAGTATCGGCTATTCGGAGTAGAGAGGGCGCGGCTAGTGTTGCAGCGCGTCAGCGCTTAGCGAGCGAGGCTGCTCGAAGGCAGCTCATACAAAATGCCGGCTTTGGTGTTCAGGGTCCCGCTCTACCTCCAACAGCAGCAGCAGCAGCATCTAGAAGTGGTGGAGGTGTTGGCGGACGTATCGGTGGAGGTGTTGGCGGACGTATCGGTGGAGCTATTAGCGGCAGCATTATCGGTGGCGCATTTCCCTTGCTCTTTGGCCAAAGCGGTGGAGCAGCAGCCGGCGGCGCCATCGGCGGTCTAGTTGGTGGTCTTGCAGGTCCCGGCGGTAGCTTCGCTGGTTCGCTGCTCGGCACACTTCTAGGTGAAATTGCCTCTAAGGGTCAAGCTATAAAACAGCTTGGTGAGGATATCGGCTTTTCTACTCAACAAACAAAACAACTTTCCGACGCCTTTAAGGTTGCAAATACCGATGTAGATAAATTTACCGCTGTTATTCAAAACATCCGTGGCGTTGGCTTAGCCCTTGAAGATCAGGCAAAAGCAATCCAGCTCGTAACCCGTCTCACAGAAGCATACGGCGGCTCATTCGAAAAGACCGGCAATTCAATCACTAGCGCACTGGAATCTGGAAAAGTAACCCAAGCAACTCTTAACCAACTCACAAGCCAAGGCATAAATATCCAACAAGCACTAGCAGATAAGTACAAAGTAAGCAGGTCCGAAATTTTAAAAATGGCTAAAGACGGTGAAATATCCGTTCAAAGTTTGATCGACACCCTTGTCGAGGTAGCCAACGCAGGCACCGCAGGGGCTACAAAAGTTAGAAGCAGCTACGAAGAAACTGCAACCGCAATGACCAATGCGTTTGCAAACGCCACCACAGGAATAAACACTAGCTTTACTAACACGCAAAATACAGTCGTAACAGCATTTGACCGCATAGTCAAAGCGATGTCACCCGCGCTTATAAAGTTAGCTGAAATTACCGGAAAAGTTATTTCACTAGGTGCTTATATTGTAGAACTAGGTGTTAAATTTGCTACTGCTTTTTACAGCATTCCCGGGACTATTCAAGCTGTAGGCACAGCAATCTTAAATATGATCCCAGGACTCAATGCTATTTATTGGACTCTATCTTCAATAGACAAGCTTAGAGGAGGCGGAGGTGAAAATAGGGGCGGTTTAGCTACGTCGCTAAACCTAAACGCCGGAATGGATGGCGCAAACTGGCCTGCCGGAATACCACGCCCTGGCACACCAGTCCAATCGTTCACGGTACCAAGCGAACTTGGTCCTACAGGCGCTAAAGGCGCTAAAGGCGCTAAAGGACCTAAACCACCCGAAGATAGAACTGCTCAGTTGTTGGAAGATTTAGATGCAATGAAACTTATTTCTACAACACAAGATGGTATTAGAGATGCCCTTTTTGAAGGCAACAAAGAACTAGCTATTCGCCTCGAATACGACCAAAAAATTGCAGACATTAATCGAGATACAGCAAAAGCACTCCTTAACGCTAACTACGAATCTGAAAAAGCTGTTATTCGTGCTCAGGAAATTGTACGTACCAAAGACGCTCAGCTGGAACGCGACGACCAGCTCCGCGAACTCGCTCGTGACATCAACGAAATTATTACAAATACCCTTGATGACCTGCGCGGCGGAATCTCCTGGGACGACACAGGTATGCGCGAGATTTTTGATATGCGTATACCCGATGCAATACAAGAAGTAAAGCAAAACATAGAAGACTTAACAGACCCTACAAATCAGATTATTGGGGCGGCCACCGCTATTGGTGATGCGTTTGCCAGTTCGTTCAAAGGCATTGTTTCTGGCGCAGTATCTGCTCGTGAAGGTTTAGCTAATTTCTTCAAGAGCGTGGGAGACTACTTTATTGATATGGCTGCTCGTATTGCGGCTGAAGCTCTGAAACTACAAGCAATTCAATTACTTCAGCGTTTACTAAATCCTCTTGGTTTTGCTGCTAGCGATATGAGTCTTCCAGGTTTGACAGGCACCGGGGCTTTATCGAGCGGCCCCATGTTTGCGGGAGGAGCTTTTGCCGAAGGCGGTTTTGTTACTGGTCCCACTCGCGCTCTGATCGGCGAAGGCGGCGAACCGGAATACGTCATCCCGCAGTCAAAAATGTCGGCCGCCATGTCCCGCTATTCACGTGGCGCCCGTGGAGAATCCGTCATTGCCGGCAGCGGCTCCAGCAGCGAAAGCGGCGGCACAGCAACAGCCCCGATGGCGCCCATCGACGTCCGCTACAGCGTGGAACGCATCAACAATGTGGACTACGTTACAGCTGACCAGTTCAGAGCCGGCATGGCACAAGCTGCCCAACAGGGCGCCATCCAAGGCGAACGCCGCGCCATGCGCAGCCTGAAAAACAGCGCCGCCACCCGCCGTTCTGTTGGAGTCTGATGGAGTACGCCTACGGCCACCTGCTCGACATCGGCCCCAGCGGCCAAGCAGCCCAATACCGCTTCCAGAACTACGCGATCAACCAGAACGTAGACGGCTACTTGTTTCTGCCGTTTAGCTTCGGTGGAGCGGTAGCCACACTCCAAGGCGACAACCTTGACGCCACAATTCAATTTGCAAACATTGAAATGACCCGCGCGTGGATTGTCGAGGCCCTCGATAACCTATGGGTTGCCAAGGTCACCACGGTGCTCTGGGAACCCTCCACTGGAGCAGTCCAGCGCACCCTTTACACCTACTGGGGCACCTGCTCTAGCGGCGGCTGGGATGAGGTCAACATCCAAGTCAGCCTGAATTCTGTGCTCGACGCTGTGCAAGCCAACATCCCTGGCCGCAGACTGCACCGCTGGCAAGTCGGCAGCATCCCGTTTACAGCTCAAGTCAGTGTGTGAGCACCTGATCGGCCGACGCTACGAGTACGGCGGCGACGACTGCATTCACCTTGTTGTCGACGCGCTCAAAGCCCTCGGCAAAAACCCGCCAGACGTTGCCGACGACTGGTACAAACTCAGCCCACGCGGCATCTTGCGCGAGCTGGCGCTGTACTGCGACACTCTGGATGCTCCCATCTACGATGGTGACATCATTCTGTTTGGCGCCAAGCCACCTGAATTCGGAGTCCAATGGCAGAGTGGCATCCTATTCATAAACCACTTGATTTCCGCAGTGG